CGCTGTCAGCCGTCTTGGTGTCGGTGTAGCGGAGTTGTGGTGTCAACAGTGACTCGTACTTCTCAAAGAGAGTTTGAGAGGTCATAATGAAGTCAGGGTGGTCGTTACCAACCGACACCGTGTTGTATGCGGTGGTCATGTCAGCCTGCGACAGTGCGCCTGCGGTTGACTCAACATACGACTCCCAGAACGAGTTGCCTGCGTCTGCTGGGTCAATGCCACCAACTGCGCCAGTTCCGACGAGGGCTTCGATACCGAGCCAGTCGTCGCCACTGTTGCCAGTTCCGTCACCGAAGAACATGGCGTTGAAGCCTTCCTTCATTGACTCTTCGGCCTGCATAACCTTTGCTTCCAACAGGTTGATGATTGCCTCTTCGCCGTTGTTCTTGGCTTCTTCGATACCGCTGATTGCGATAGAAGCGGCGTACTGCTTCCATTCGTACTCTGCGGCTGAGATGCCAGACTGAGGCGTGAGGGAGATGGTGTCGTAACCTGAGTACGAACCAACAGTGTTGTTCTCACCGTAGATCAACGGCTCAACAATTTTGGTGCCGCCACTGAGCATACGAACACGGCCTTTGTCCATGAGGTGTGCGGTGAGCGGACGTGCGTTGAACACGTTGTCAGTGAGTTGGTCACGATAGTTTGCGATCGTGGTGGATAGAAGTTCGTTGAAGTTGCTGTTACCAGCCATTGTTACCCCTTATGGTTATTAGATGCCGTACTGCCGTTTAGCGGCGGCCCAAGCATCTGAAACAGATCGGATCGGGGTTGAATCAACTAGGTCTGCACCATTCGCTGTTGTCCCTCCTGCGACCACTCCCCCAGCCCGTTTCGCTTCAACGATCGCCGCTTCTTCAGCGGCTTTCACTTCGGCGAGATGATCCGTGGCTAGGAATCGTGACCTCATTCGGTCAAATGCGATGTTCTTGTAGACCGCCTCCAAGTTGGAATTGTTCGTCGCTAACGCTTGACCAATTACTTCTTGGGGGTTGAAGTCGTCCCCGTATGTTGCTTGCAACCTTTCAACTTCACGTTCAAGACGCTGATACTCCCGCTCGTCCTCAAACTGACGAATACGAGAATCCAACTCCTGCACACGCTGTTCTACTGGGTCAACCCATTCGTCTGACTGTGCGGTTTCAACCGCATTGTCGGCGATCTTCTGCGCCTCGGCCGCACTAACTCCGTAGTGTTGCTGTAACAGTTTGATCGTTTCGTTTGGATTGTTATCCAGAGCCGACGCTATTGCGGAAGCCCATTGAAGTTGTTGTCGTTGCTCTGCCAACTCCTGTGTCTTTCGGGTGTAATCCGATTGACGTTGGTAGCCAGCAGTTACCTCGGACAAAGGAACCCGTACGTCCTGCCCGTCAACTTTGACGACCACATGGTGTTCGCCAAACTCTTCGGTATTTAGTACAGGAGCCTCTGGCTCTGGTGTTGCTCCGCTATCTGCTTCGACTTGTCCACTGTCCACATCTGCGGGAGTGGGGTCTACGGCGGCGGTATCTAATGGTTCGGTCACAGGAGTCCCTTCGGTTATTCCATTCACCTCACCCACTAGGGAAGATCGTTACATGGTGTTGTTTAGGTCCATACCCATACGGCTTGACAACATCGCCAAAACGGACGGGTCAACCCCTGATAACTCCATCGGATTAGGCGCTGGCGGTGTAGTCATAGCGGCAGGACCAGCAGGCGCAGGCTCAGGTAACGGCATAGGCATAGGCCCTTGCGGTGCCATTTGCTGTGCGGGAGGTTCTTGCGGTTGCGGTTCCATCATAAACTCCGCAGGGTTTTTGATGCCGAAACCAAACTGAAGAACGTGCGCCGCCAAACGCTGAAGGTTCACCACACCAGCGGAAGCAAACGGGGCCATAGCATCCACCATCTGCAACGCCATCTGACGACGGAACGACTCGTTGTTTGGTGCGGTAGAACCCGCCTCAACCTCAAAGTCGAACTGGCCTGAGATGTAGTCACGATCAAACGTGATCCACATCGGCACGCCATCCTTACCGACAACACGAGCAACCTGCTCCCCTGTCATGTACTGCTGTGCTAGAGC